TTAGGCCATCCAATATAAAACCAAATGGAGCCATATCCTGCTCAATAGCCTCTCTTTGATCTTCAAAAATTCTTTTCCTAACGTCATTTGAAGTAAGCTCCCTAAAGTAAGGTTGAGTAGATAACCAGGAGAAAATTACAAGACACATTGCAAGGTCATCATTACATCCTTCTTCTGCATTAAAGGTGTCGCTTTTTTGAATGAATGTAGTAAGCTCACTAATAATATCGTAGTCAGGAATCAATAATTTATCATCTTCAATCAATGCTTTTAGGTTAGCACAGCCATATTTTTTAACAGCTTTGGTCATCTTGACTCCTAGCTGTGCTTTGTTGGAGAACCCAGTGCCAACTAACTGTCCAGCACGACCCTTCATTGCACACATGAGCAAATTATCATATTCAAGATCAAACTGAAGAATATCTGCTACCTGCCCACCAATATCATTGACTTCAACGAGCACATTAGCATTATTGTAATTTTTACCTACAGTGTCGATAATGTTGGGAAACAATATCGGTTTGATTTCGTTGTTTTTATATTTTGCTACTAATTTATATGGAATAGTAGTTACATCAATAACAGCAAATGCAGAGTAATCATTTCCAACTCCTCGTGCAACGTCAACAGTCATTACATAGTCATGACCTTCTATTACATCTTCATATACATCCAATCCACCACTTCTTTTTAGTGGATCTTCATACACCATGGTACGAAGTTTATTTGGATTGATAAGTGTATCAACAGATCCTAGGAAGGTACATTCAAACTCCTGCTCAAACTGTCGTTGAGAAGTATTTGCAATAGTCTCTTCTTTCCACTTTTGGTCTCTGCCTGGAACATCCCACCAGTTAACTTCAAGTGGTGTATAACTGTTCTTTTTTCGTTCTGCATCATGCCAGAACTTGTAGAACATGTTCATTCCATTTGGCGTGGAAATAATAATAACTTTGGTTGTCTTACCAGATGAAATAGTCGGATATACAGAGCTAAAGAACTGCTCTGCAATATGATTCGGAATGAACGCAAATTCGTCCAGGAAGATGATGTTAAAAGAGTTACCTCGGACAGCAGACGATGAGGTGGAAGCAGCAATAATCTTAGATCCGTTCTCTAGCTCCAGCGAGCCACGGTTCCAAGAACCCACGCCCTGCTGTAGCCATTTAGGTAGATTTTCATAGGATAACTGCAATCTGGATAGAAGTTCCCTTGAGGTCTCCGCTTTGTTTGCAAGAATCGCTATTTTTACGTTTGGGTTGAAAAGAGCATAGTGAAGTAGGTAAGAAACCACAGTTGTTGACTTACCAGTTTGCCTAGGAAGCTTTGCAATATTGAATCTATGCTTGTGAAAATTATCAATTAATTTTTCCTGAAAGTCCCACATTTTAAATGGAACCAAACCTTCGTCAAGAGAAACAATTTTGATATATTTTTTAGCAAAATAAATTGGATCCTCTTGACACTTTAAATATTCCTCTAACTGTTCAGACGTAAATTGCATCTGAACGTTAGAAGGTTTTAGGTTAGGATTACCTTTATAACTAGATCTTTCACTCATAGTAATAATTATGCGTTTTTACTTCTTGGTATAAACACTGTTTTTTGTGGTACTGGTTTTTGATACTGTGGCCCTGTTGTCATTTTTCGTGCCACTTCTGCTTCATGAGGGTTATTAGTTTCATCTCCGAGTTTTCTAATCTTTGCTTGTTTTTTGCGTCGGTTGTGATCTGGATCAATTTCAAAACTTACTGAATCTGCTTCAGCCATAAACTGTGCGAATGATTTACCTTCTTTCATTGTACGGAGTCTCCTTGAATTCATTTCCCATGCCTCTGGTCCATATGAACATTGAGATTTAGTTTCTTCTTTTTCACACAGATGGCAATAGCGTACCTCTTCCTTTTCTTCTTTGACGGCTTTTTTGCCGTTTCTCCATTCTCCTTTAAGTTTTTTTTCCATCTTGAGTAAATGCTTGTAGTAATCTGGAAATTCTGCTATATGCTGAAGTGCAATATTGTAGGCTTCGTCATGCTTGGTGACATGCTCTCTTTCTACAGTAGAACCAATTTCAGCTTGTCTGATAACGTAATCTACTGAGACGCCATGCTTTTTAGCGATCTCTTTTTCTGTAGGAACTCTTTTGTGTGCCATTATCCACCTACAATCTGCACTTCAGTAATGTGTCCTGTAGCAGCGCCATTTCCATCAGGTTTTACAGAAAACTTGATTGAATTGGAAAGAGTTGCAGTTCCAGTGAATGCAGCGTATGCAGATGAATCTAGCGCAACTGTAATTGAAGTATCGGTAACTGCTGTAACTGCTAAGTGTGCAATCCCAGTATTGTATGCAGCAACGGAAGATCCAGTAAGAGTTACATAATCACCAACTGCAAAAGGATGCCCAGGAGTACCAGTATCAAGTGGAATATTCATTACAGTATTTGTTGCTCCTTTAGTGATTGAAGTAATTCTTACCTTTTTAGGAGTTGCACACTTTACAATTTCAGAATTTTCTTTTGGAATATGAAAATCATTTCCATCTACTGCAGTTGGATTGCCACCCCAAGCAACATGAATTGCGTCACTTGCATCAGCAGTGAAACGATAGATTCCACTTCTAACAATGACAGCTGCAGATTGAACAGCATTGCCACCAGTGCAAGCTACTGCAGAAATATTTTGCACAACTTTAAGTACAGACATTAAAATACTCCTATTCTTCTATATTATTTATTTTTGATTGTTTTAGAAATTTTTGAAGTTCTGCAGTAGATCCAACAAACATAGTATTATTAATAGTAGATGGACCCTTCTGAGGAACATCTCCTTCAATAGTTTTCATTTTCTTTTGGAGATCAATGAGTTTATCAGTCATATCTGACACATGTTTCATCCCCTGGAAAGCAACTTCATATGCTCTTGGGTGATCACTACTTGAAGCTACGTCTATAATTCCGTCTATAGCTTTTTGACCTTTTTGAATTAACTTGTATAGTTGATTTCTGCTATACTGATAATCGGATTCAATATGATCCAAGTCTGAATCTACTTCTACAATTTCTGTAGAGTCATCAAAATCTTTAGGGATTATATTAAAGGCATCGTCTAAATTATCGTATGTTGGCATAATTAGTTAGTCCAAATTTCATTAAATCCAAAATTGTCATCTGCTTCAACTAATAAATCATCTGCAGAATTAATTTGACCATCATCATTTAAATCTTCCAATGCTTTAGGAGTCACACTATAAGTCACATACCTATTAGCATTGATAGCAGTTCCGATATCAATATTGACTTTTTTGATAACATCAGAAGTAGTGACGGGACCGTAAATATAACTTTTGGCGGTAAATGTTAAAGTATAAATAATTGTTCTTCTTTGAGTAAAGTCTCCTTCATAATCATCTTGAATAGAAACATTATTCAATAAAATTGGAATATCTTTCTTCTCACTGGTTTCTGCTACCATGTTAATAGTAATTGAAAAGTATGGCTGGAAGAAAGGTAAAATTTGTTCTATAATTTGAACAGCATCATCATTATTTTTACTAATAATTCCGACTTCAAAATCTAAATTGTATGGAACCGGTAAGTAATGTGAATAACTTTTTTCAGTTTCACCTGATTTTGCAGTTCTGCATACTTGAGTTGGTCCAAGTTTTCTTGATGCATCATATGAAATTGACTTTAGCTCAAAAGAAATTCTTGGTAACTGAATTTGAGTTGGTCTCCTCTTATCTAAATCTGATTCTGCTTCTACTCTTGCAAGAAACTTTTCCATGGGTCCGTATGCAAGAGGAACCTTAATTGTTTGTTTAACAACTCCATCTTTATCTTTACGACGAAGTTCTATATTGTTGAACAAAGTTCCAAATCCAATAATAGTTTTACGAATAGATTCGTTATAAAAATGTGTACCTAACATTAAAAATCTCCCATATTTGAATATTCACCAAATGGATTTTTTTCAGACCAGTCAATAATTTGATCTGCCTCATCTTCAAACCATTTGTTTTCATTGAAATCATCATTATCATTTTCTATAGAACTGAACGAATAAATTGCCCATTCAGCTCCACTGGATTGTCCAATTAATAAATCATTATCAACAAACGTTCCTACTATATCTATAACCTCAATCTGTTTAGCACTAACATCATAACGTACTACTTCCGCAGTTGCACCACTAACAGAACCAACTACAGTTTCTTTATATAAATAAGTTCCTTTTGGTACTAATATTGCCTGTGCAGTTGCCCCAGTTCCTGCTCCATTGATTGCAATTCCTGGAACTGTATTGTATCCTAATCCTGGATTAGTTACATTTATAGCAACAACTTTTCCAGCAGATATAGTTGCAGAAGCAGTAGCCATAACAGTTTGTCCAACTGAACCAAACGCTACTGTAGTAGATGCAGCAATGTAATTATTTCCTTGATTTGTAACATTAATTTGTTTAATTCCATCACTAAGTTGAAATGTAATAGAATATCCTTCAGATCTTCTAATTTTATCTATTTCAGATACTCCAGTATCTAACCTTTCACTGGAGTCTTCCATAACTTCACAGACCAATTGATATGTTGCAATTTGTCCTAATTGCCTAAATGGTTTATTGTGCTCTACAAATTTAATTTGAAATAATTGATTTGTCAGTGGAAAATAAATTACATCGCCCTCATTAGGTCTTTTATTAGTAATTAAATTGTTTGAATTATCTATTAAATCTTCCCATCTTCTTTTTGAAATTATAAACGTAGCTTCTTCTGCAATTCTTACTCCAAATTTAGTTAATAATGTTCCTTCTCCCGTAAATCCTTCATAGTTTGATAGGTACATTTCAATCATATAATTTTCATCAAACTTAACTAATGTATCTTCTCCGAATAAGCGATCTGATATGTCAACTTCTCTTGGTAAATAATAAACATCAAATCCATATATTTTCAAAGACTCTATGATTAAATCTTCATAGAGTCTTTGTTCAGATGAAGTTCCGTGGGAAAAGTAAACGTTTTTCATTATCCTACCATATCAAGTGGTGGTAAGGAATAAGTTGTCATTAAACTTTCTTCCAATTTATCTATTTCTTGTGTTGCGTCATCATATAATTGACGACCATTAAATGTTACTCCACCTGGCATTTGAATTCCTTCAAATTTTGATAAATTTTGGCCCCATTGTTTTTTTATCAATGCAGTAGTATATTTTTTAAGCCAGATATCATCATACATTTTAGTGAAATCATTTGGATTCAAAGCACGATAACAATCTATTACAATAAAATCATCGACTGATTGCATACCCCAATCTAGATCTACGTATAATCTATTTTGAACTTTAGTATATCTAATATCTTTGTTTCCTTCTAACATAAAATCCAAGGTCTCAAGATATGTCAAAACCATATAATAATTCATAATATCATATGAATAAAAATTATAAAAATCATTCAAAAAAAACTGATATCTAAAACCAAACATATTATTGACAAAGGCATTAGATACTTTAAAAATACCTTGAATTCCAATGACATGATCTGGAACTGTTAGATATCCTCTACCTTCTTCAAAATTTAATGTTCTTGAATTGTCAGAATCATTTGTATCAGTTTTAGTTGTAGTAAAATTACGTTTTTTGCCGTTATCAATATCTTCTTGAGTAAGTTTGTATTTTAGATACATTCTTTCCATGCCATCAAATGCTCTATTATTAAACATCTGAATAGCATCATCAATTAGGTCTTCAATTTGATCATCGTCCACATTAATTTCAATCACTGGCTTCCCAAGTTTACGAAGACAATATTCTTTTAATTGTGTTCTACTACTTGGTTTTGCCATTATTCTGACCTTTTAGATTTGGTTGGTTCTTTTTCAATTTTTGGAGGTTCATCAAATGATCCTCCATCCGAAACACTAGCTTCTTTAGACATATTATTAATGACATTGGTGAGGTAAATTATTTTAGCCTCAAACATGATATTTTGTGATGTCAACTCAGTAATTCTTTTTTGCATCACTGATAATAAATTGCTTATTTCATCTTGATTCATAATTTATCTCCTAGTAGCTTCCTCCATCAATAGTTGTAGTCCAAACTGGAACTCCAGAACTATTTACAGTTAAAATTTGATATGATGTAGTAACATCAGAACCTGTACCAGGGCTTGCCATATTTGCAGCTGCTGTTGAGGTTAAACGTTTATATGAATCAAAAAATGGAATTCCTTTATTTACGCCATCATCTAATTTGACTGTCTTAAAATATGCGCTTCCCTTTGTTCCAGAAAATACATTACTATTATTTGTAGCTTCTGGGATGTATGTAAAATAATATGTGGTCACATCCTCAGATTCTCCAGATTCATCATATCCAAAAAATCCAGTTTTCAAACTTTGATTATAGTATTTAAATTCAATACCACGATCCATATTATCGTCTGTTGCCTGGGTAAATGTAAATTCAGTTCCGCTTAAAATAGCTCCAGTAATTGCTGAACTTAATGTAATTTGAGTAGATGAATTTACTGTAATAGTAGTTCCATTTGCAATATTTGAATTTCCAGTAATTAAATCACCAGTATTTAATCCAGTAGTATTGTCTAAAGTTAAAGTTGTAGCTCCATTTGATGCATCAGCAGTAAGTACTTTATCACTAACTGAATCCCCTAATGTAATAGTTGGGTCATTTATAGTAATTGAATTTGAATTTACAGTGGTTGTAGTTCCACTAATTTTTAAATTTCCTCTTACTACAACATCTCCTCCTGATGCACCTCCCGCAGGAAATGGGTCAATAACAATAGTTTGCCCATTAGCATCTCCAGAAATAGTAGCACCCTTTATTCTAATATCACCAAAATCTACTGTAGTTGATGATGTACCTAAATTTACTGTTGTGGCTGCACCAAACGCATTAATAGTAGTTGCAGTCGCATTTAGTAAATTAAATGTATTTGATCCTGTGGTCAAACTTGATCCATCAATATTTAAATTATTATCAATATCAACATTTGCGGTGGAAAATTGAATAAGTTCTGAATTATCAGTTGTGATAATATTAATATATCTATTATTGCCCTCTTTAATAGAAAATGAATTTGAAATATTATCTTTTATATTTACATTAGTCGCAGAGTTAGATACGATAATATCTCCACCCTGAACAGTTAAATCTGCAGTTACAGTTAAATCAGAAACTGAAAATGTATTAAGAACACTTAAAGTATTAACAGTTGCAGTTCCACCTACATGTAAATTTCCTGCAATTCCAACTCCTCCACTTATAGTTAGTGCGCCTGTAGTTGATGATGTTGATGCTGTGATATCATTGATTTTAATCGCAACATTATCTGCAAAATTCCAGTCTGCACCTGTAATTTCTAATCTATCATCAGTAGCTTCATCATACGTAATTTTTGTATCTTTACTTGTACCAAAAGTTAAAAATGTATTATCTGGTATTACTATTTCTCCGTTTCCATTTGGGGAAATATTAATATCTCCATCTGAATTAGTAGATGATATTACATTTCCATCTAATCTAAGATTATCTACATTCCAAACATTAATTTTATTTGCGGAATCAACAATTACAGCAGAATTTGCAGTCAGTGTTCCATGCCCATGATCTAGTAAATCAGTGAAATATTTTCCTCCAATAGCTTCAATATTTGCTGCCAATCCACCAGTTTCTGTTCCAGTGCCAAGAAACAATTTTCCATATGATGTCACTGATGCGTTTTGTGCATCAGTATAAGTAGAAGTTCCCCAAGAATATCCTAATTCTCCTTGCCCCAAATTTGGAACATTAGAAGTACTGGATCTTTTTATTTTGATGAGAGTTGACATGGTTTGTACCTATGGTAAATTAATAGTTTCCTGCATCAATAGTAAGACCAGATGCATCTAGTTTATTAGTTGCATTCCAAGTTTGAGTAGTGGCATCATATTGCAACAACGCTCCATTTTGAGCATTACTTGCATTAACATCACCCAAAAAATATAATCTTTGAGTAGTATTAGTTGCAATAGTAATAACTTGTGGTTGGTTTAGAACTTCTATTTGGGCTCTCATGTTACTCCTGGATTAATGGTAATGATTCCTTCTATTACTCTAACTTTTTTCCCGGAAGAATCTTCGATTACTATATCGTATAAATATCTTCCTTGCTCCATAGAAGAAGTTTGTGCCGAAGTAAGAGCAATTATAATAATACCAGTACTTCTATTTGAGTTAAATGTCACATTAAATGTGACAGAAGTAGAACTATAATATGATTTTTTTATTTTTGCAGAAGCCGTATACCCAGTTAAATTCCACGGAGCATTGTTATCATCATATACAGTAAGCTGTGCATTGAAATCAGTTCCCTGATCAACCGATAAATTTTTTACCGCTGCCATGAAGAAGCCACTAGAATATAGATTTCAATATTATTTATAATAATAGTTCATTTCTTAATTAACAAATTCATTACTACATGTTGTTGCATGTGATACAATCTAGCAAATTCCTTTGCGATTTGTTTGGCCCCTTCTTCATTCAATGTATCAATATCATTATAAATTTTCTGAAGAGTAAATTGTTTAGTGAGAGGTAGATCGTTCATTTAATTCTAATAGCAAATTTTTAATTTGAGTCATTTCAGATTTTAAATCATGTAGATCATTTTCAATTTGATTAATTTTATCGAATTTGGTTTTTCGATTTTGATAACTTTTCATGTATGACTCATATTCATATAAGTTATCATTTATTATGGCACCACTTTCAACATCTCTATATAGACCTGGATGACCATCTACCATTAATTTTTTCATAATTTTAAACTGCGAGAGAGATAGCTCTAAAGTTTCTAATTTTAATGATATTTGTTTGATCTTCTGCAATCATGCAAATTTTCACTGCGTATTGTTTAAATTCTGGTAAATTTTTCAATTCAAATTCAAAGGCTTTATAATCATTTGAATTTGAAGATTTTGGATATGATAGGGATGGCACTTCAACATAACCACTCTGATTAAATGAAGTTAAATTGCCATCTCCAACAGCTTTAACAAATACTTTTATGTCAGAATAAGATCCATTTAAACCTTGAGTTCTAACTGCATCAAAGAATACTTTAATTGATGTAGAAACTCCTTCTAAAGTAACTTTTTTAGTTATATATGATGAATAAAATCCAGATGACGGAGTTAATTCTGCTGAAATATCAATATCATTATCTATAAGTTTTTTACTCAATCTGTTTGATACTGTATTAATAGAGGACCCATATAGTTCTATGATAGGACTTACATTATCAGAAGATGAAGACATATTTACATTTAATTTCAATGTAGTCGGGGATCCTGGATAATATACTGCAGTATTTGGGGAAGAAGCAATCAATCTAGATGAATTCATTTTACAATATTTTTTATTTTCAATGGATTCTTGATTTAATTGACTAAATGAATTCTTAGGTCCATATAAAGAACTTCCACTTACACTAGTAAATGTTATAGACATATCCGTAGATGGAAGAACTAAATTATTTAAATTTGGATATAATTCTTCATATTGAATATTTCTAGAAGCTTTTGCAGTATCTCCTCCACTTCTTAAATCTAATGATGCTTTACTGATAGTTGAAATTTTATAATTATCAAAATCTATTACATCTACTATTTTATGTACTTTATTAATTTCTATTAATGGAATGCCATTTAAATTATAACACATTACAGGAGAATTTAAAGAATGGCCAGTTGCAACAGTACCGGCAATACCTCTTTCCGAAACACTTAATGTATTTCCTGATTTTGAAGTATATTTTATAATTTCATTATCTATCATTAAATATCCAGGATTAGAAGCACTGACTGGAAATCCATTAACTGTTTGCCATGTAGTTGATGATGCATTTCCTACCGTAATATTTCCAATGTATGTGGATGTAATTGAAGTATTTAATATTGTTGCAGGTGCATCTGAAGTAATACCTGAAATTCTAACATAATTTTGTGTAGTATTCATACAATGATTTGGCTGGAACACAGTAATATCAGATGAATTTAAAGTCATTTGCAGCGGACTTTGAATTAAAGTCACATCTGCAACTGGATCATTATTTAAAACGCATGTATATGTTGAATTTGTAGCAAATTTTGCTCTATTGATAGTAAATTTAATATCTTCAAATTGATCTGGAGTCCATGTAGACATATTCTGAGATTTAAATAGTGATCCAGAATATGGTTGTTTATCAATAGCGTATGAAGTAGTTACATCAGCTTCATTAAGTCTAGAAATCCAAATTTTGTATAATTTTGAATCACTTTTTACTACAAATGCATAATACGTATCTTGATTTAAATATACTAAAGATGGAAATGTAAATTTGGTCGCACGAGAAGCATCGGAAGAAATGTTTACATTAGATGCCTGAACTATTGCAACTGAGTTTGGAACTACAGTATTAGTAAGTGTTCCGTTTTCCATTGTTCTAATTTCGATAGAAACTGGAGTTGTGGAATCTTTTGACTGAAAATATAAATCAATTGAAGATAGGAACACTCCACCCTGAGAATCTACATAGAATGATTGAGCTACTGGATCTCCTCCACCAGCCGGTGGAGGTGGTGGTGGGAATGCAATAAATCTTACTGTGGTTCCTCTAATTGGACCAGAAGAAATTTCTGGCAAATCCAGCGACATAACGTTACTGGTTAAATTCACAGTAGTTCCTAAAGTATCATATGTAGCTACTGCACTAGTCTCGGAAATACCATAAATTGAAGTTCCAGTAACTTGGTCGCAAACTTTAAAGGATAAGTTGCCAGTCTCAAAAGTATCTGGAGGAATTACTAGAAATGCTTCCAAGCTACCAGCTGCATCTGTTTTAACTCTGGCTAAATTTAGTAAAGTTACTTTTCCAATTGCACCAGAAGTTTCTCCAATAATATAAAATGTAGAATTTAAAATTGTTGGATTTAACTGAGTTCCATCAGACGTAGTTGGTGGCTGTATTGATAGATATGTACTAGATGAAGTATAATTTCCCAGCGATGAACTAATTACAGTAGTTTCTATAGTAGTTGATTCTGGAGGAGTAGTTACTGTATTAGTATTGGATAAAAATACCTTTTCTCCAATTACAAAAGTTCCAGTCCTCTCGGTCATATCAATAATGTCCAGTGGAAAAATCATTTCATCATGTAGAACTTCATCAACAAAGAAATGAATTACAGTATTGGCTTTTAACTTATTGGCACTTAAATAAACTAGTCTAGAACGAACAAACCTGTTTACTTCAATATTATTAATACTATCTCCAACTTCAATATCTTGAGTAAATGTTGTAAATGTATTGTCTACTTCTCCAACATTACTAACATTTAATGTTCCCCCTGCAACTTGAAGTCTAGGAACAATATTTCTATTCCAATCATTCCATTGATCTGCTAATGCAGTTGTGCGATCAAATAGTGCTCTAAAAGGAGTGCTTAAATCTATTTGTTGAGTGTTAGTCTCAGTTCTAACAGTATCAAACCATACATCTTTATTTGGTTGTAAATTAATTTCTCCATTCCATGAAATAACTTCAAATGGTTGTAGATTTTCTACTCTACTAGCGTATTGCTGACTAATATATTCATTTTCAGTGTACGGTAAAGTTACTATAGATCCTGACTTTACTGTAGTTGATGCTTGATCATAATTTACTCCAATTTTAGTTGCATATGGATATGGCCTCAATATTGCATTATCAGTATCAATAGATGCAGTATAATTAACATTATTTAAATCTGCAAAATCAGTAGTTTTAAAATTATCTGCAATAAATCCAGTTTTAAATCTATTATTTCCAAATTCATCTAGTATTAATAAACTGTTGGTTCCAATTTCTAGTAGATTTAATGATGTTAAATTTTCTACGGTTTCTAAACGTTTATCAATTGATGAAATATCTTTCATTGTATAACGTTTAAAATCACTAATTTTAACACTTGCCAGAGAAGCATCCTTCATGTATGGTGGAATTGTTACTGTAGCCAGTAACAATGAATTTTGAACTTCTTGAGGTTCTTGTGGAAAATTAGATTCGGATCCTTTTAGTACTAATAGATTGTTATTTTCATCTAAAAATATTTTATCAATTCTTCCAAGATAATAATCATAATCTGCACTAATAATTTCACCTGGATATGTAAATGCAGTAATTGGTCTATTTGAAAGAGATATAGAATTAAACAAATCAAATGCAGAATTAGTTTCTACAAAAGGAGATGATAATGTGCCAGAAGTTCCTGAAACTGAAGACGGTAGAGTTTCATATCTAAAATCTACAATATCAGTGTACGCAATCCCATTATATGTTGTGGGTGTAGTTGAAAATGGTTCTTCCGTAAAATTATATGAATTTGCAGTGTAAAAATCATTCGATGTATTGGAATGAATATAATAATCAAATATTACAATAAATTTATTTGTTGGAATTGGCCTTCCATCGTTTCTAACTAATTTTGAAATATTATAAAATTCAGTGGAATCATTCTTAACTAAATTAAAATTGTTTGTAATATCTATGTAATTTCCATGTGTAACTGAAGTAATAAATTTACCTTGCACATTAGAATTTCCTGCGACTACAATTTCTAGAGGTTGAGTAAATGTAACTGGAAATTTATTGGATGTTAAATATTTAATATATAATGTATTTCCACTTATAGAAATAACTCTAGCATTAGCTAATTCATAATAAATTATATCTCCTACTTGTATTTGGCTTGAGCTATTTACTACAACTTTATCAAATAAAGATGTATTTGCATCTGATGCAGATGTAGCTTCATGTATTGCATGAATTCTATATACATCAGCAAATTTTAATGAAATTTCTTTATCTGAAATTCTAGTTCCATATTTGACGTTTGAACTATTTTTTTGCTTATCTACCAATAAACATGTAAATTTATTTGCGGTTTTGAGTTTTAATGATGGATTATTTACTCTTACTTTATATGTAACTAATACTGAAGACCCAATTAATGTACTATCAACGTCTAAACGCACACTATTTGACTGAGAAGATTCGTTTACTGTATAATTAATATTTCCTGTGGAACTATTTGAAACACTTATATCTCCGGTTGATATAGAATAATCTGAAGTTGTTGAAATGATAATAGACGCACTTGAGCTGACAACTTTAAGTTCATTTACTATTTTATAATATGATAAATCTGTTGTTTCTTTAACCGTATTTGGAAATTTAGAAAAGAAATTTGCTCCAAAAGTTTTTAATTTTGGAACTAATTTTTTAATAGAATAATAATTTCCATTTCCAATACCAGGAGAAGATAGAGTTACCGATTCTCCTGAAATTGACTGTATTGTAACAATACTAGTTGCAATTTCAAGTTTCATTCCAGCTTTTAAATCTCTTGAAAAATTAGTAGAGATTCCAGTTAAAATATTATTTGATACTGTAAATGAAGATCCAGAAATTGAAATTTTTTCCAATTCTAATTCAGCAGTTGCTCCATTGGATGTAATAATTGAAGTTATATTTTCAATTTTATAATTTACTGCACTATTAATAATGTATGATGCTGAATTATTACTATTAGTAAATGATACTCCACTGGAAAAATCTCCAGTGGTTTGTCGCACAGTAATGTTGTTGCCAGTTATTCCATGAACAACGCCTTGATTTCCATTAGATCCAAAAATAAAATCTCCAACTACTAAAGCTGGATTTGTGTCAAATGTAGTGATAGTAGAAAATAACGTAACATCACAAACAAATAGTCTTCCACTAGAAATTAATCCCAACGATCTACACTGACCAATTTGAGTTCCTGAACTTAATAATTGAATTGTAGCTCCAAATGGAATTACTCCACCTGTAATGGTATTAACCTTTAATGTAAAATAATTACCAAAAATTGAAGAAATTCCTTGATTATTCAAAGATAAAAATGATCTAGGTTTTTCTACTGTTAAATATTTTTTACTTGTATTGGTAAGTTCATATCCTTTCACGTATGCCTTTAGTGGATCTAGTTCAATAGTATAGTAATCTAACCCATTAATTGCATTACCATCTTCTGCAGTTACAGGTCGATTTAATATTTTTTTTCCATCTGGAAGTGTATCATTTAATTTATAGACTCCATTATTCTTTCCAGTATTATAAGTTTCACGAATTCTAAGATTAATATCATTAAGAGTATAATTTCCAGACTCATCATAAGTTCGTCTAGCTAAGTTTTTTTCTAATTCATCGTAAACTGAAACTTCAACTTGTTCAACTAACTTTCCTCCATCCAGTCTAAGTAATTCAATAAATGCCGAGTCAGTTCCAAAATTAATATCTTGTTTTGTCAGTACTGCATCTATTTGTAATCTGTCTGCACCCGGAGCAGTGTAGTTGGAAGAACCAACAGCATTATCATACAAAGTAGAATCTGTTTCTGCAGTTACTATAGACTCTTGTATAGATAACCCAATTTTATAAGATGGATAGTTGGAATATTGATCTAATATAATAGTTTGTGTAGGTACAGTTACAAAAAATCCACGAATAAAAAATATTCCTTCTGTGATGTAAGCAGCACTTCCAACATAATCTGTAGCATTTTGAGATGCTGTCACTGCTACTGGATTATTAAATTCATCGACTAAAATTTCACCACTAGCAAATTTGGCAAACTGAGTTCCATTTACAATATTTCCAGATGAAATATATTTTACATACAATGTAGCTACGGATTTTTCAGATTCTTCAGCACTAATACTATTAACTACAGTTGCAACTACATTACTTGTTAATCCTCTAACAGTCTTTTCAACTAAATTTTCTCTAATAGTTTCAAAACTAATAGAGTTTACAGTTGGCTGTACTAATACTGCATGATATTGAGTATTATAACCTGTTTGGCCAGGAATAACTACCGAACCTTCTTTAAATACATGCTGTCCAAATTTTTCAATTTGATATTGTAGCATAGACTGCAGAGTGGTTAACTCTCTAGCCTGCACAGGATAGTTTGGCTTGAATAATACCTTATAAAATTTTTTATTTTCAGTAAAATCATCAAAGTATGGTTGCAAACTAAGATCTGTATTTTGCATCTATTTAACCTTCAAATTTTTTGTTCTTTTTATTATTTATTTTAAAACTCGATAACCAATTTAACATCTTCAATTTGATCATTAGAACGGAATACTGGTTTTCTATTTTCAACATATAAAATATTGCCACTATATGGAGTTATTTCGGAAGTAAAATAACCATTTGTAAACTGAATTGCAGGTAGCCCTGCGATTGTACCTGTGAATGCAGAGTCCGGTGTAGCAGACCCAGTTGAGCTAGAAATTGCAGAATTTCCTTCAAATGCAATCAATTTATTTTTGCTGCCTACAGATTCTTGAGCTGCTGAAATATATTCATTTTGATAATATCTTAAAACTTTGTTTATTGTATCCCAATGAATAACTCTTCCTTTTGCTTCATATGTAACTCCATTGACTGTTCTAGTTTGAGTTATAATTTCACCATTTAAAAATGTAGTTGTTTCTGGTGTAGTGTCTAAAAATTTAACTGCTTTACACACTGTTCCAGTAGTTTCAACAAAATCTAAACTACTAATTTGAGGATCTTCGATAAGTCCAAATCTTCTAAACTCCATGTTAACTGGAATATCACCATTGCCATCTAAGAATTCAATACTTTTATTAATCATCACCCTATATCCACCTAATTCACTAAGTGCATTTTTGCCATGGCCCCCTGGAGGAGAAATAATTGGGATAATATTTGCTGTAGTTGCATTTATTCCCAATCCCACTATAGAACCACTTAAATTACTTGTAGAATAGCATTTGGATAAATCAATATATCCAAATGTATATCCAGTACCTACTGCAGAAACGGATGCATTAGTAATTACTCCTGAAGAGATTGTAATTTGAACAATACCTCCTGTTCCATTTCCATCAATACTAGTATAAACAGTTCCAGATGTAGTGCTGCCGTTAATAACAAGTCCAGAACCAGCATTTTGAATAAGTACTTGATCAATTGAACCGGAAATTGCAGCATTTACAACTGTAGATTCTATTTTAACTGGAATAAAATCTGTAGACACAAATTTGATATAATCTGCAACTCCTATAGTATACATATATTTCCATCTATATCCATCCCCAGTAGTTTGTATAGTTGGAGTAGTTGCAGATGGTTTTACGGTTGATGGTTTTCCATTAGGATATGCCCCCCCAGCTGGAGTCTGGCCATTGTAAATACATTTGTATACACGAAAATCGTCAGTCAGCACATAAAAACTAGAATCATATAATTTTGGTTGTAGTGATGCTTTAGCTAAATTTGATGGTCCATAATCATGCCTATACATATCATATACAATTCCAGATTGCCAATTTCTTTTACGAATTACATGAGAAACATCTGCTGGCTGAATTCGTTTAATTGCTATCATATCATCATAAATTTCATTTAGTTCATCTAAGTTATCGACTGGATTTGGGGGTGTTTGATCACTAACTGATGATAACGAACCATATTTTTCTTTGATTGTGCCATTCACATCATTCCAATTATAAGATCTTCCAATGAACAAATATATTTTACTTCTATATGCCTGAGCACTAGTAGAAGAATCTACATCTTGAGTTTGGCCTGTAAAAGGCTCTGCAAGTGATTCTATAAATTGTTGTGCTGCAAACACTCTAAAATTATCAGTTACTAAAGAAGGCATTAGTTTTATCCTTGTAGTTAGTCTTTTGTATAATTATTTATTTAAATAAACCCATCAAAATACACGAGTGTATTTTGCGTATGTGAAGTTGCATTTGACCCTCGTGTACATCCAAATAAACGTGGATATGCTTCATCTGTATTAATAATGGTATATTCTATTATTTCAGAGTCTATGATAACTTTATAACTATCATAACCTTCACCTTTATTCTTTAAATTTATAGATGTTATAGTTCCAGAAGAATTTAGTACAGGTTCGATAATACATCCAAATCCCCCACCTCCAACAACTTTAATTTCTATATCTTTCTCATTATAATTGCTGCCACCATTTATAAGTTGTACTTTAGTTACTCTGCCATTGCTAACAAATGGTATAAATGTTGCGCCAGAACCAGTAGATGAATTTACAGTAATTTGAATATTACTAGATCCAAATCTATAGGAATTAAAAATTTTAACAAATTCTTGACTAGAATTCATTGTTTCATTCAATTTAGTTGCAAATGTAACAGAAGATTTACTAGTTAAATTTTGTTGCTCTATGTATGAGTATGCAGTAGCAACTACTGTAGGATTAACATATTGATCATATCCTTCAATTTGAATTTTTACAGGTCCAACTACAGCATTTCCAGAATTTATATCTATGGTAGCACTTCCTACCGCATTGTATCCAGAACCCTTTGCAACTAATATAACTGGGTCTGTATAATTATTTCCCCCAGCAGTAATATTAAAACTAGTAACTTTACCATTTGCTATAGTAGTATTTGCACTAAACCCAGAAGCTTTATTTCCGGTGTATGGCTCAGTTTTTAATACCGTAGGTGATAGTACCGAAGTTACTATTCTAGAATTTTCTTCTCCATCAATTGCTAATGTATCTCCTGGGGAAATTTGATATGAAATATCTGTTGTATTTACATCAGAATAAGTTCCCCTAAAATCTAAAATTGTTAACTTATTAGTTCCAGTGATATTATTAGTAAATACTATTTTGTTATTATCAATATAATAATCATACAATGGACTTTGAATATTTCCATTTTTAATAACTAAAATTTGATTTTCATGTTTTCTTGGCCTTTCTATAACTGCATTTGGGTAATAATCTGTGGCATCTATTTTCTTTAAATTATATACTTTACCCCCAAACCCGGAAGTAATGGTTTGTAATTTTAGGAATGACCCTACAGATTTAACTGAAATTATATCTGTACTAACTGGAGCAGTTGTAAACTGAATTTGACTATTATTATCTCCCTGTAATGTATAGTCTACACCAGGGTCAAGAATTTTGCCATTTTTAGTTATGATAATACTTGATTCAGAAGCTATTGAATCGTTTTCTATAGTTCCAACTGGGGTAAAGTTTTGCTCATTTAAGAACATATTGAATTTAGTGTTTACTCCATTATATGGAGTATTGATTTGATCAAGTAATTTTATGAGTCCTTCAAATTTAATTCCAAATAGTGTGCTACTTATATTTTGAGTAATATTTAAATCTACATTGTTGGTATTTACATATGAGAAATTTTGTAGTTCTTCAAAACACCATTGTGTTGTGCCAAAAATACATAAATTTGATCTTTCTGCCGTAGAAATAGACTGACTCAGTGTATATCTATTAGCTGTTCCAGTTGCTGTTAAATTTACTACAGTATTACCGTGCATTCTAACCATGAAGATAACATCAGTAGGATTTGGAGGTTGAGTAAAGTACACCATACCCCTTTGTGAAGATAACGTATATTGAACTCCAGGATGTTGAATTCTCCCATTTATTGATACTAAAATATCTGCATCTGTTACAATATCTGCAACAACTAAATTATTATTATTGTAATAGGTTCTAAATTTAGTTCTATATCCATCAGTATAATCGTCAAATTTATCAATAGTTGTTGTAGCTACAGTTTTTATAACAAATGCATTTGTAATTGGTATATTTTCACTTAAAGTTATAGTATTTCCAGATATAGTAAAATTGTCGTTGTAAAATTGATTAGTTCCATCTAAGTATACAATTATATTTTTATATTGTTCTGGGGGAATTGATGATGCTAATGTAATTGTAGTTCCATTAATATTTGTAATTGAAATTTTATCATTTCCATGGCAATATAGTAGGTATATGTCATCCTCAACAGTTATGTTCGTAGTAAATGTAATAAATCCATTACCTGTAGTGTAATCAACTTCAGGATTTTGAACAATACCATTTCGTAGAAGTAGAATATCTGAAATTTCAACTGGATTTACACTAGAATAATTTGAAAGTAATTTATAAGTTGATTTTGAATAATTATCATCAAAATCATCTATAATTTCTGTTTCATTAGAACCAATTTGATAAATGTGCACTTCACTACCAGCTAATATTCCAGGAATAGTAATTAATGACCCAGATACAGAATATGAAGTAGTAGGTAATTGATATACACCATTTATACTGACAATTAAATCTGAATTAATTGGAGGTTCGGTGGCTATCGGTGATCCATTTATTTGTAAACTATAAGTTTCAACTCCAGAAACAGTAGTAATCGTATCAAAAGTTCTTTTTTGATTTTGAAACGCTAATATTGTAACATTATCAAATGATAAACTAACAAATCCTGCAAAAATTAATCTATTTGTGCCACTATCAAAACTCCAAGAATTTCCTACTTGTAGAGTTCCATTTACAAAAATTAAAAGTGTGTTAATATCTACTGCTGGAGTTTGACTTGTATATTGTAAAGTCGTAGTATTATATTGTGTAAATCTATTTGTAATATTAACTAAATCATTTGATTTATAATTTACAATATGCAATGGCTCTTGTGTGGTCAATGGAGAGTCAAATTGAATATATCTTGCATTAGAATTTCCTCCAATAGTATAATCTACATCTGGTTTTTGATAAACTCCATTTCTAGTAATTATCAAATTACTAGAACTATACACTTGAGAACTAACATAGTTTGTTGTTAATGCAAAAGTAGTTCTCACTCCATCTATCTGTTTAAATGTATCTATTGCAAAATTTTGATTTATACCATTATATGCATAATAGCAATATATGTTATCAGTTAAAAGTGGAGCATCGGAGAAGGTAATATTTGAACCAGATATAGTATAATCAATTCCCGGTTTTTGATATACTCCGTTTCTAACAACAAACAAATGATATACTGAGATTGGAGTAAATAAAATTCCGTCTATTGAAATTGGCCAAGTAGTTCTTATTCCGTCAAAAAATTGTAAAGTGTCTAATAATACATTTTTAGTATTTGCTGGAGATAATTGTCTATTAAAACGTAAAATATTATAAGTATCGGAATTTGCAGGCGCAGTTTGAAATGTTATTTTATTTTGAGATACGGAATGAGTTTGTAAATCTGGTCTTAATAACGAATTATTTTTTATTGCAAATACATCACCAGTATTATTTGTATATTGTGGAACTCCTTTATCAGATAAATTAAAAGTTTTTCTAGAAGAATTTTGAACTACATTTAATCTATCAAGGTTAGCCCCTTTAGATGTTAAATTATTTGCAAAATATTTGCTGTTAAAATCAATAATAGTACATTTATTTGATGATGTGTACGTTTGCACAAAAGTAATAGACGAACCAGTAACTGAATATTGATCATGATCTAAAACATTATTATCAATATTAACTATTAAATTAATTTCTCCATTAATTGGAGTGTATGTAAGACCATTTCTATATGTTAAATTAAATGTTTTTGAAAACCCATTAAATATAATAGGATTCAAAACTTCAACATAACTGGTTGAATATTCAGGGCTAGAATACATAAATTTAGTATCTATGCCATATACAGTATCTGAATTTTCAGTATATACCGTACCATCAAGTAAATTTTTTGTTATTTCGTATGTTGATTTTGGAGATTTACTTGAATTGGCTTCAAGGTATTCGGTTAATTTTTGTAAATTTATTGGCTTTACATCAATAATTTTGCGGGTATTAATATCCCCTATATCTACAATTGAACAAGTTACATTTTCATCAATATACCATCCTACTAAATTTACAAAAGGATTATTAATTAAATTGCTAAAGATTAACTGATTTCCGCTTAAAGAATAATTGGCTAATGGAGATAAATGAGTTTGATACACTCCATTAACAAATATCATCAAATTACATGTTGTTGATGGAGTGTAATTTATAGTATAATTAGCACCAGCTCCTGTAAATGTTAAAGCTTTTAAATTTGGATGGTATAAAACATTAAGATTATCAGCTTCTGATAATGTAATTGAATTAAACGTTAAAATATTTCCACTGAGAGTAAACGCTGTTTGTGCTTGTACAACACCATTAATTGAAATTATAAGTTGTTCTTTAGACGATGGAACTACTGGACTTGAATTCGCAGTTAATGTTACTTGATTTGAAAATAAAGTAGTTGTTAAAATTTGAAACGGACTTTGAATCCTTTGTAATATAATATTATCACTGGAAGATACTGTAAACCTTGGAATATAATCTGACTCAGTTAAATAATATGATTCATATGGAAGTTGATATACACCATTACAAAAAGAAATACCATAATTAGTTTCACTGGCATTTTGATTAATAAATTCTAAGGGTACTTTAAATATATACTCTCCCAATTCAAACTCTACATCACTAATTACATTAATCGTGATATAATTTTCATTAATTGCTGTAATAATACCAAATGATTTACTAAAACTGCCATAAACAATATCAGATACTAAAAATGATGATGCATCAAATACTGCAATTTTTAATAAATTGGACTTCGGTAAATTTACAGTTAAATCAATTAAATTATTTAATGTAGACTTAAAAATAACTGAACTATTAAATACTTCTTCTTTTGTCTCAAAAAATTCTCGTTTGTTTTCAATTCTATGTTTTCCAAATACCTTAAATCCAGATACATGAGTATTATCAAGTACTTGATTTTTCCATTCGGAAGTATTTCTATTTGATGTTATTGTATATGACCAATCTTGAGTATAATCACTATCAATAATTTTTTGACTTGAATCGCTAACAAAACCAAGATTATCTAAAAATTTTGGTGTGTATTTAATATAAGGAGATCTTTTGCAATAAACTGAAGCATTACTAATACTTTGAATATTTCCATATAACACCCCAAGTGGGTCATAAATCGCATCCCCATTTGAGATAGTTCCAGATATCACATAGTACTCTAATGTAGATGATTGCGAATCAAATTTTACAACTTCGGCTTTAACATTAGATGTGGGAGTTCCAAATGTTAAAATATCACCCTGATTGAGCTGTTTTCTTTTTAATTTTGAATTAAAAGTTGCCCCAAAACCAAATTGGCTTTGGACACCAATTGTAGGAAATGAAGTTAAATTATATTTACTTTTTAAAACATTAACTTTTCTAATAATTCCAGAATCAGCTATTATCTCAAACTCATAGTTTAAATCTATTACACCATTTACAGTTATTTTATCCAATGAAGAATTATAATTGTTGCCACCATCTAAAACTTCAATAGAGTCCAATTCAAAATTATTAATAAGTTTGGCACTGTTTGGAATTTTTAACTGATACTTAGTATTTTTATTACCAATTAGTTCATTGCCAACCGAATCATATGTAAACTTCGTAAGCTTTCCTACCTCAGACGAATTTAGTTGAATAAGTGCTCCAGTGCCAAATTGAGAATTTATTCCGATTACTTCCGGCAATTTAGAATAATTTTTTCCATAATTTGAAATATTAATGGTATTAATAGGACCTAATGCGGTAAGTGAATTAGTAATATACGATATGTTTTCCAATGATAATGTTGTCAAATTTGTTAAATTTTCTACTGCAAATTTAGTAGTTGATATTACACTGAAAACTGTTTGATTTCCTAAATTAGCATTAAACTTTACCTTGTCTCCAACTAATAAACCATGATTTTCACTAGTCGTAAATACTATACAATTTTGCTCATTAATTTCACTAAAATTAACTAAAGTTAATTGCTTTCCAACAATGCTAGAAATTTGTGCAGAAAATCCACTACCAATATTTCCCACATTGCTTATAATTAATTTATCATTTACTTTATAGTTAGTTCCTGCGTTTTCTATAATTACACTATCTATTTTTCCACTATTATATTGACTAGATTTTAATATAGTTTTATTAAATTTTAACGATGGAACTTCTAACTCATATACATCATTTGAGTACAGTCTACCCCCATCTTCAATAATTGGAGCTGATGGTAGTGCATGTAATCGTAATAGAACTGGAGTAGAATTTCTATCTCCATTAACATAACCTTTAATAAAATATGTAAGTTCTCCAGAAGTTAAACAATTTCTACCATATAGATGGATATCACTGCCAGATACTACACTAACAGTTCCATTTCCCACTAAAGTACAATTTAAAAATTGAGTATTATTTTTACTTTGGTAGTTTATTATTGTATTATTTACAAACAATTTCCCATTAGTCTTTGGAAAATTGAAAGTTGATTCTACTGAAATAGTAGAATTTGATGATGATGTAATATTATTAGTAGTAGAAGTAACTTTTGTTGATGATGGAAGATATAAATTTTTATACTTTAGTGATTTTTGTAATTCAAACTCATATAAAACATCACTTATTTTTGAAATTTCAGAAACTACTAATGATGTACCTGGAATATTATTAGCAGAATCTTTAGATTGCACCAATTCAATTAAATTTATACCATCTAAATTTGATATTGGACTATAATTAGATATCAACTCACAACGTACAGCTATTTTTTCGTAAAATACTGCAGAAGATGGTTTAAATACATAATTTTTTGGATATTCTATAGTAGGATTTTCAGAAATAATCTCAATAGCAGGATTTCCTTCTTTGTTGATATCTGTTACTGGATATGCTTTTGAAATAAATGCTCTTGGATTTTCCCCACCTTCTCCAATAATTTTGTCATCAATTTTAAAATATCCAATAACATCATACAAAATTAGTTCATTTGTGCCAGAATCCCAGGTATCTACTTTTGCAGTTCCGGTAGTGACTCCATTTGAATCTACATTATAAATTTGTTGATCTTGAATAAATGTTCTTGGTCTTATTCTTGCACTAATTGGACCAATATAATTTTCTCCTTCATTTATAACTGAGACCTGAGTAATAGCACCAGATGAATTCATCTGAGTTACTTTCATTTGAGCTGAAACTGGCACAACAACTTCACCTGGCATTTTTTTACCAATACCAGAACCAATAATTTCAATTAATGGTTCGGCAACCAAGTTGCCATTGTCTAATTCGTAATAATAATTATTGCCGCCAGAAATTAAAGTAAATGTATCAATTTTTCCTGTGTAATTTAAAATATCAATGACCGCACCAGAACCTCTAGGCGTGAGACGTATCTTTACCTTCTTATCGTTAAATAAAATTCTGAATAAAATTTTATGAGATTCTTCACTTCCTTTAGCGGAATAAAAAGATTTTATATTTTTTAAAAATGTGATTAAATTTAGATCTTTTGCTAATACTTCTGGTAGGATTGGAGAAATTTCAGATTTTATTCTCTTTAAAAATTCCTGAGTAAAATAATATGCAATATTAACTACTTGAGATCCACCAGCATGAGAAACAGCGACAGAACCTTGTTTATATACTACCTGATTATATGGAACACTTTCAAACACAAACGCAGAAGTTCCACGAACACAGTCAATAAATTGAGTTGCGGTTTTTTCCTTGTAAAAAATTATTTCTCCATCAATTGAAAGATACCCATTTTTGTCGGGAAATCCTTTAGTGGATATTACGGTGATAATATCAGAACTATCTGTTAAATGAGATTGTAAATTTGTATATTGTGTTAAACTAGCTAGAGTATAACTTCCAATATTATAATAATTAATTAAGTTAGTAACTAAATCTAACGAATTATACTTGGTTTCCTGAGATTCATAATATGAATTTAAAAATGAAATGAATTTTGGATTATCTTGGGAAACAAAGTTTGGTAACTGCTTTTCAATCAGTGAAGAAATATTTACAATTTTTTCCTTTAGACTGTTCATGAGCAGATATCTGGGGTAACTGGAGTAAAGTCTTCAATAGTTGGATCTGGTGGTGGACATCCATATTCTGCAAGCTTTTGCTTGGTATCATTATCCATGTAGTTTTGAGCTTGAATTTTATTATATAGTGCAATGCAAGGATCTACTGGATCTGTTGGTTGCTCTATAGTTTGGCTACCATCTGGATTTGTTGTTGTCGCAGTTCCATCATCACCAACTACTGTAACACTTCCATCTGGATTGTTAGTTGTAGTTCCAGGAACATTAGAAACTGGAGGAATTCCTAATGGATCACCAATTGGCGTTGTAGGTGGAACTAAAGTATCTGGAGTTGGTAATGGCTGAACAGTACTAGTTTGGGATCCAGTAGAAGATCCTATATCAATATAATCCACTTTAATTGGAGTAACTACTGGATATGTGTCGGCTCCTGTGGTTATATCTGGATTATCTGGAATAACATAGATATTTATCGGGGAGGTCTGACATGCAGTTAGGGAAAATTCTACTAATCCAAGTTCATAATCTATAGTTCCTACAATTGCTACGACTCTTCCCTTTTCGGTCATTAAGTATACTGTTCCATCTTTTTCACAACCAGAAAAATTATTGGAAAATCCAACTAAAAATAGCGGAGTATTATACCCCTTAACGCAGAATGGATCACTGATTAAAGTATACTTACTATCAATATTATTTTTTAGTCTAGTATAGTAATCTAAGGTATACCTATAGCGTACATTTTCAAATAACTGAACGATTCTTCTAAATATTGGCTTTACAACGACAAACTTAACTGCTGGTTCGATATCTCTAATAAGACAAATTAATTTAGATGATGAAAATAGACCATTGAAATTTTTAAACTCATCATCTAAATTATAATCTGATATAATTTGTCTTGTTAAATTGATAAGAGTTAATTTATCTTTATTTGTTTTACTCTGATCATAAATGACATCAATGTATAAGTCAATGAAGAATGGAATAGCATCTTCTATAACTGGAGTTACAGAACCTACTGCATATTTCTTCAATTCATTGACAATTTTGGTTTTTTCTACAATTGAAATAGTGGAGCCAATCTTTGGCTTGATTGAGATGAAAACTTTACCAAATTCTGGAGGTGATTTAGTTTCTCCGCCAATAACCCTAATCAAATCTGCATTTGAGTAAATATTTTGCAGGATGCTTTCATAGTCACTATTTACTACTGCTCTTTGCTGAGATGCATAATATCTAGGGGCTCTATATTTTATTGATTTGATTGATTCAAACTCGGATCCACCATCAGTTTTTGCACTGAGTGCAGTTACTGCAATATTTGTAGGAGATATAACTGCGGAATCGCCAGTTATAGTACCAATGAATTTTAATTGTGAAGTTGCAATCTGATTTGCGACAGATCCACTAGACACAATATATCTAATAATAACAATTTCACCGTTTTGTAGTTTTCTTCCAATTATATCGTCTCCAAAAATAATTTCGTATTTTTGATCTTGAACTTCTTCAACAAAAAATACTCTATCTGATGCAGTTATACCTACAATACCAAGTTTTCGTTGATATTCAACTTCTAAATTTGTTGATGGATCTGAAATTATAAAAACTTTAATAGAATCTGCATCTACAAAGTTATTTGGGACAAAAAAACGTTGGTTTTCGTTGGCATCATTTACAGTGTATCTAATGCTAAATTCGGAGCCCTCGACTAACTCTATATTTTGAACTGTTACTGAAGAACTTCCTTGAGTATTTACATTCAGCGCATTTCTAAGTAAAAATGTATATACTTTATTATTTTGAGTTGTTGAAAATAGTGGCCCAGCACTAATATTTACTGATTGATAATTTTGAACATTATTTACTGTAATATTATAATTTACTTTTGCTGAAGTATATGAATTTGGTGTATATCCTAATCTCTTTGCATGTGAAACTACATTATCACGAAGAACTGCAGTATCTAAGTTAAGTTCATTAGCCGCCATATTGATGTTATATGACGAATACATGCTATTATACGCTAAAATATCCACTAACATGGATAAGTTAGATCCTTCAAAATCGTAATCTTGGAAATCAGTCTTACTTCTGATAAAATTTTTAATGGATTCTCTGATTTGATTAAATTCTAAAGCAGAGATAGTAGGTAGTTCCATTTATTAACTTTCTCTTACGAGGATAAAATCTACGGTTTGTACTATAGGTGGTAATCCAACAATAAAATAATCTATAATTACTTCAAACTCATTAGAGTCATCTTCTACATTAACTGTAATATTATTAAGTGTTATTCTAGGTTCATAGCTGAGTAGTACAGTTTCAATTTCTTCAATCAATGAATTTGCAGAGAATGTAGTAGTTAACTCAAATAGGTAACTGGTGGTATCAGTTCCAATGAGAGGATTAAACAGTCTTTCTCCCAATTTAGTCAATACTAAATTTTTGACTGATTGCTTAATTGCCTCTTCATTTTTTAATACTACAAGGTCTTTAGTCACAGGATTTAGTCCAAAATTTAAACTAATGTCCTTAAATGACCTAGAAATTTTGCCTAACTCTTGTGAAACAGTTGACATTTAAATAAAGTACTATAATTATAAACTATTTAGATGTATCTTCAAAGTATTCACAGTAATCTACAGAGTAGATTTTCTTCTTTTTCTTTGGCAAAGGAGCATAATCTGTAATTAATCTTGTAGTTCCCCACATTTGCTTCATATATGTGGTATCCCTATCGGGATTTGGGTGAATCGCCATCTGTTTTCTCCAATAA